GGACGAATGCTGGTTCGATGTGAGCTCTGTTGGCTGGTTATGTGACGCAACGAGGGAGGTGCCGCTACGTAAACTTCAATGGCTTCTCGCCGGGCATGCCCCATTAAGGTTTGATGGTTGCTTCAATGTGGGCTTGTTCGTCAGCCGTCAGACCGAAATGATCGTAGAGTTCGTTATCCAGCCATGGCCGGGTGAAATCCATCTTTGGGACCCAGGCGAATTTTTCTTTTGACAAATGTTGTGTGACTTTTCGAAGACCAAGCAAAAATCGAGCAAATTTAGTTTTCAAATAGCCTGTGCAGTTTCGAGCTTCATCTTCTAAATCGGTCGCCATTACAACAAGATACGTTTGAAGGCAAACATGACTTGGTGGAATAGTGTCGATGATTGTAAGCACCCGTTTCTTTCCGTCGAGATCAATGCGGTTGGCTGCGCCATCAGCATTTGAGCAAATGGTCTTCCATTGTGGTATCATTTGCTCGCCAGTCGTCACGTATTTTCGATCAATATAAACAAGACCATTCTTTGTTAAACATGGCAGTGTGGTTGCACTCTGTTCCGTAAAACTCCGAAAATTTGTTCGCATCCCGAATGGGACACCCCCAGATACGCTGCTGTCCATGAATATCGTATGTTGTGATAGCACTTTCGATATTATCGTGTGAGCACACAGATCACGAATAACGATGTCATACTTTGACAGATTGACCGAATGGACCTGCCCATTTACATCGGTGAAACTACAGTCTCCAGCGTGTGTATTGGAAACGTGTAAGAAACAAACGCCTCCCTCGATCTCGACGGAGGGGAAGACATTCGAGGCAATTGGAAAGTCAACCATTTGTCTCACTTTCCTACTACTGACCATATGAATGCGAAAATCATCAAGTCCGCGCCCGGCAGCATACCATCTCGCTGGTATTACCAACAAAGCCTCGCCACCATGGTCAAGTGCGCGCTCGACAAAATTTTGATAAATTGAGATTGGAGATGATCCAAATGCTCCCTCAAAATCATGATAAGGTGGATTCCCCACAAACACGATCCGGTGTGACATACCTACCTGATAGATTTGATGGTTGCTTCGATGTGGGATCGTTCGTCAGCGGTCAGATCGAAATGATCGTAGAGTTCTTGATCAGTCCATATCCGAGTAAAGTCCATCCTCGGCGCCCAACTCCATGCTTGAGGAGGCAAATCTTGAGATATAGCTCGCTGAGCGATCAGGTAACGAGGCAATTTTAATGCCAAATATGCGACGCAATTTTCTGCATCTTTTTGATTGTCGAAGGTTGCGACGATAATGTATGTTTGCAGACATACATGTTTTGGAGGGAGCACTTTCGTGATGCTTAGAACAGTTCTCCTACCGTGTTTGTCGGCTCGTCCGCTTGCCGGACCAGCCTTTGATGTAATGACTTTCCATTTATCGATGATATCGTGACGACGTGTCACAAACTCAGCCTCTACTTGTTTTATTCCGTCTTTGGTTTCGCAGCCATAGGTGCTTGCGGAAGGCACAGGTGCGAAGTTTCTGAAAGATGTAATCAAAATTAGACCGAAAGCGTTTTGCGGGGTGACAGTTTGACTTAAAAATATTTCATGCTGTGCCACTACTTTGTTGATAATGCTCAATGCTTTTGGCTCGCGGACCAGAATATCGAATTTGGATAGGTCGGTATCGTGATGATTACCATCTCCATCGATCAATGTGCAATTACCATTATGAGCGTTTGATACGTGCAGGAAACATATTCCACTAGCGATATCAACGGTCGTAAATACTGAACGTGAATTTGGAAAATCGATGATCTGTTTTACTTTACCACCGGTAAGCAGACTGGCACGAAAATCATCCATTCCGCGTCCAGTCGCATACCAGCGCGCTGGTATCACAAATAACCCTTCCTCTCCATGCACAAGAGCATGGTCAACAAAAAGATTGTAAATTCCTACTGCTGAGGAATCACCAGAATCTCGTTGATAAGGTGGATTCCCCACAAACACGATCCGGTGTGACATATCTACCTGATAGATTTGATGCAAGAGTTCATAAAAGCTGAGTGGCATAGCAGGTGCGCGAGAGTCGCCATACAATTTGGCAGGCATTTCCGCTTTACAGTGATCGCTATCATGCGGTAAACAGGGGGCGGTCAGTGAGGTTTGCATCCTCTTCGGGTCGGGCGGCTTCGGCTTCTCGGCCCGTTTTTATGTGTAAATTTTCCTAGTCGGACAGACTTCCCGATAATCATCCCACTCCTGGCGGTAGCGGTCTCCAGCACCATCATAAATGTGCTGCGGGTCGGGCGGCTTCTTCCTTCATGTCTCTCCACGTGCATGGTTGGCCGTTTTGCTCACTTTTCAACGTGATAATTCAAGACAGGCTCCCCTGTCCATCGATGATCCCAAAGAAACCAACTGTAGTTGTGCCGTGGTGCCACTGTCGTTCCAGGTATCCATCTTGGGCGACGTGTAAGGACTATTTTCCTTGCGAATGGTGGCTTATTGAACAGATCGATGCGGCCGACAGCGCTGTCATATTCATTGCGCAGCAACATCGCCACAATCCCATGCTTATTTTCCGTTAACTTCAACGCGTGACGGATGAAAATCTCGGCACCGTTATACGGTGGGTTCGTCACGATGACAGAGGCTGGTTCTCCGGATTTCAGGAAATCACAGATGCCATTACTGTAACCGTAGTCGGCAATGTCGGTAGCGATCACAGTGTGATCTCGCCTGAGAACCTCAGCCATGCAGCCGGTGCCACAGGCTGGCTCCCAAATGCTGGATGCTGTTTTTAAATGTCTGGAAAGATAGGGTAATATAGCCGCGCTGACCCAGTCGGGAGTGGGGTAGTGGTCCAGATCCCGACGCACGAAACTAGGTGAACCTAGCATCGTGCTGTCGGTCGAAATCAAGCGGCGATATGGTGGTGCGGGGCCACGGCCTCGACAGGGGGGGCAGCGGGTTGCTCCCCCTCTGGCTCCAACGGAGCCCGACGAGCGATGTCAGAGAGCACGTTGATGAGCGTCCAGCTACCAGCCACGAGATAGTCGCGAATCTCGGTGGCATCGAGCGCGTCGGAATCGGCAAACCATGCAACAATCAGCTTGTCCAGGCTGAGCTGGGCTTCATGTGACTTCGCCAATTTGCTTGATGGGAATTGTTGCCCATCGGATGTTTTGAAATACGTTACGCGTTGCATGTGTAAATCCCATGTTTAGAGCGGCCCAAATGGTGTGACCGCTCTAAACATGTAGCTAGCTGCAAACGATGTTGCCAGCATTAGTTTTCATCTTCTTCTGTTGGCACCAGCATGTCCAACGTGGCAGGTGGTTTTGGTGGAGTGCTCTTCGGTTTCTGGTCGATTCCAACAGCTTTGTCATAACAGGTGACCATCAGATCGCGCCAGAAAGTCTGGTCTTTATCGAGCTCGATCAGAGAATCATCCTTGATGACGTCACGTAAGGCTTCCCGGAGGGCCTCACCACCGATCCTGGCTTCGAGCAGAGGGAGTGAGCGGGTAACAGGGGGTAACCCCTCCAGACGCTCCTGGAAGCTGCGTGAGGCAGCTTCCTTGGTGTAGAAGGCACGTTCGCCTTCCGCGTTACGGCGCTTGAAAATGCTGCCTAGTTTGATCAAACGATGCACAGCGGTGGTAGCCTTCGCCTTCGCCGCCAGCTGTGCCGGCGGCGTCCATTGGTCGTAACCGTCGCGGTATACCTTATCAACGAGCATATCCACGGTGATGCCGGGATTGGCGTCAATCACGTCCAGGACGGTGTCCAGGGGGACGCGCTTGATAGACCAGTTAATGGTCGTGTCGGTGCTCTGACGGGCTTCCTGCGGGCTCCTTACGCCATCCCAGGGCTTACTACAGAGGGTGAGGCCGAGCCTGCGGGCTTCGATCGTGATCTGGTCAAAGGCACTCTTCCGTTCGCGTAGCTCGTGACCCTCGGAAGTCAGGGGGGCCACCCCATCATAGCGCATGCCACGCAGGCACTCTTCTCCAGTGATCCAGAAGACGATCGGCTTCCAGCTGTTGTGCTCGATGCTCAGCTTGGTCTGCTCCGACACGCTGCCACTGAAGCCATTGATGCCAACTGCGTCAGGCAGTGGCCCACGTGTCGAGAAGCCACCCTTCTGCCGGCGCCAGTAGGCTCGTGCCGAGTCCTTTAACGGATTATCGGGCTGATTTGGCTCGACGTCATATGGGTTGTTCCGCCAAGGTGCTGATTTTCCAGGCATTTTCGCGATTCTCCCGACCAGAATTGAACATAATTGAACGTTTTCAATGGGTTAGCATCTCCCTAAGAAGACCGACCGTGTGCCAGTTTGAAACTACCATACCCATGCTAAGTTATAGTTCTTATGTGTCAAAAGCTGAGATTCGTAACCAAAAATGGCACATTAGTATGTGCCATGAGACACATTGCTTGAGGGTCGGGGGATTTACGCCATCTCCCCCTGTCGTCTCAGGGTATTAGACAGAATCTCAACTCTAAGACATAACTAAAATAACTTATCCGTCAAATGACGTAAATCCCCCGACCTAAATTAACATCAAGCAATGTGTCTCATGGCACATACTAATGTGCCATTTTTGGTTACGAATCTCAGCTTTTGACACATAAGAACTATAACTTAGCATGGGTATGGTAGTTTGAAACCGGCACACGGTCGGTCTTCTTATGCGACCGCTAACCCATTGATTTATTCTGCAAGTCGTTGATATCACTACATTTTTTGGTCGGGAAGTTTTTGTCGCGAATCCCGGGATTCGATTCTAGTGCTCAGGATGTCCTGACCACATGGTCAAGCGAGCTCGAATTTTTGGCGGATTTCAGCCAAAAATTCGAGCTCGCTTTTTGCCTTGCGCCGGATTCGAGATCGAATGTAGGGTTGGGGAGCAGGGACACGTGGTGTGTCCCTGCTCCGTGACCAGTGGTCGCCAGACCCCTGGTCAGCAACCTCTAGACAGGAGCGTGTCTAATGGCTATCGACAGACTATACGAATTAGTGGAGGCATCCAAGAGTCCTCGAACGGAGGGCATGCCCCTGTTCGAGGGTGTCGGTGAACTGTGGGTCAACACGCGCGATCTGGCGAAGAAGTTCAATCGAAAGCATGTTGCTGTGCTTCGTGACGTAGGGGTGCTTCAATCGCACCATGAAGGTATTGTCGCTGAAGTGGCGGATACGCCATACGACGGACCCGTTGATCGGTTTCGTATTCGTTCTAGGATCTACCAGGACTCTCAGAATAGGGCGAAATCCAGTTACGACCTCAATTTTGACGCCGCTTTCGAGCTGGTGATGCCGTGGCGTGGTAAATATGCCGAAGCGTTTCGCGCGGCATTCTTAGAAATGTTTAAGAATCGTCGGGCTGACGTCGGACTGTTTCAGTATGGCGGTGCGCCGAAGGACGGTCCTGGACAGGATCGCTGGAAGCCGCGTAAGCGTCCGAACCCATTCGACGTGCCCGGTGCGGTGGGTGATATCCCTTACGACGCCAATCACCAAGAGCTCTATCGGTCGCCGCAGCGCATCATGCTGCCGCTTGAGGATGCCGTATTAGAGGCTGAGATTCAGAAAACCTGCCGTGGCAGATCGCGTGACCGGAATGGGAATCTCCCGAAAGGGGTTGAGCAAAGCCAGGAATATTTACTCATGGCTGGCTGGATGCGTGTTATTGCATGGGTTAACAAGTACAAGGACGAGGAATATTGGCATGCTATACGCAACGATATAGATTTAGGGCGGCCTCGGCGTGATTGGATCGCTTATTATGACACGGATGGGTATCACCCAGACGCCTACACGGATGCAAGTGGCCAGCTAGTTCTGCCACCGAAGTATACGATTCCCATCGCAGGCGATGAGCCCCTCCTGAAACTTAGTTAGTCAAACCAACGCAGTCGGAGTCGTGACTCCGACTGCGTTGCAAGATCGTCAACTTCTTGGCGCGGTATAGGTGATGGTCAATGAAAATGATGAACCATCATTTTCTGGCAGCGTAGATACGGGCAAACTCACTCCAGTCAGCCAAATTGTGTACCAACCGCTTATCGTGGTCAGAGTATCGATTGTGGTGGAAGTCCCCCCTGCCAACAACGAGCCATTGCAAATCGGATTTTGATTCGGATCGGTGATCTGCCAGACGATCTGACTTTGGCCGGTCCAGCCGGTCTGATCCACGATCAGGCTCGCCTTGAGCGGACTCTTGGCCGCGACCCAGATCCTACCGACCTGTTGTTTCAGGTTCTTGGCCTGCGGGATGTCGAGATCATAGGCACCGAAGAAGGTCTGGCTCGTGGGGTTGGTCGGCACCACGACTTTGACATCAAGCCCAGCCCGGCTCCAGCAGGAGTATCCCCGCCCATTGGCACCCGGTGGAACCCAGATCGTCACCCGGCCGCTCGCATCGGTCCAATAGTCCTGATCGTTATGGCCTGTATAGTCATGTATCTGCACAAACGGACCAAACCCGGTCTGCACGGTCACGATGTGCCAGTTTGGGTTCCAGACATCATTGTTGAGGGCCACCAAAAGGTTTGGATAGCCGGTGCGCTCATAGACGTAGACCTTGGCATCCCCGTAACGCACGGTGGTGCCACCGTTGGCTAGACAGTTGTGAATCCAGCACAGATTGTCGATCGCCGGTTGCAGGCCATAGCAGGCCGGCTCCGGTAGATAATCGCGGACATAAATCTGTGGAAAGCCTTCACAAGTCAGCAACAGGGCGTAGCCAAGTTCTTTGTTGTTGACGACGGTGGCGAAGCCATTGGTATCGGAATCCATCGATTCCACGAAGGTCACCGACTTCATTGGATCGATCGCCATCATGCCGCGACCGGTCATCCAATTCATCTGGTAGTTATCGTTACCAGCATCGTTACACATCGGCATGATGACATTGTAATGCAAATCAAAGTCGGACGCTGATGACAAGCGATCAACTTGATTGACCCACCACTCAGTATCGTTGCGATTGCCGCTGGCATATTCACCGAAATAGAACTTGCCATTCATGGCCTTGCTGGTCATGAATGCTTTCATGAACTCAACAGCGATGCCCTTCATGTCATCAAGACGGGCGCCTTGGGCATCGGTGGTGCGGAACAACCAATCGTTTTGCGCGATCAAGCCATCCCAGACGTAGTTTTTCGGCAGCGCGTTGACTGGGCAAAGTTCATCACCAAACGAGAAATCATCGGGCGAATCGGGCACCGGGTCTTCCGGCACGCGTGGCGGATCGCCACGAAAGCATGACGGGTGCTTTGGGAACCGACCGTTTTTGGTTTTGCCATCGGCGCCCAGATAGGCGTAGGTGCCATTATGGCCGCCCATCAGTTGGTGCAGCACGATATCGAGATGCACGTGCAATCCGTTAGCGTGACAGATTGCGATCGCCCGACGCAATTGCTCGGCTGAGCCAAATCGCGTTTCGGCCGCGCCGCTGTACATTTTCGAACCGATGTCATAGTCACCGGTCGGGCCGTAGCCGTCACCGGTCCTGAAATCGCCTGACTGGGTCTTCATAGGATTCGGAAACAGAACATCAGTGATGCCGACCGAGGCCCAGTGTGCGGCCAGCATGCTGATCCGATCATACCACCAATATTCAGACGAATGGTCGTCGGTTGGTCCTGGAACTGAGAGTGATGGACCGCGTCGATAATTCGCCCACATCATAATACGTGAATTGTTTGCCATTCGGTCTCCTGGTGGATTCACTTAGAATGTTGCTGTTCCCCCTGACCATAGACTAAAGCAGGCGGTTTCTCGCGGAGCCACAAATGAGCGACCATGAATTTTTCCAAATTCCGCACAACCCACGCGATGCCACACGTAAAGATCCGACTTACAGCGTAGATCATTGCCTCATGGCCAAGCGCATGGCGCTGCTTGGGTTGAAGGATGCTGAGCTGGCGAAGGTGTTCGGGATCTCGCTGAACCGTTTTTTTGAGTGGCAGATGGACCACCCAGAGCTCGCCAGCGCCGTCGCGACTGGCCGGGACATAGCCGACAGTCGCGTTGCCGAAGCGCTTTACAAGCGCGCTACAGGCTACCAGCAGGCTGCTGTGAAAGTGCTCAAGATCAAGACCACCGATGGCGAAGAGGTCGTTGATCACAGCTATGTTGAGGAAGTCCCCCCTGACCCCGCCGCTGCTAAGTTCTGGCTGACGGCCCGCCGTCCAGACCTGTGGCGCGACCAGACTCATAGCAATCTATCAGGATCAGTTGAGGTGACGGGGTCTGGAATTTCGGGCCTGTTGCAAGCGGCACGCGCCGCCGCAGCCAAGCCCGAGCTTGATAGCTAGCCGAGCGACACTACAACACCTAGCCAGGAATCCACAGGTTTGCCAGCCTTGATGGTTTCCAAGGTTGTGAGGCAAGCCGCAGCTCGATCCCCCTGTTCGTCGCTAGGGAGCATTAGAAACGGGGTCTCGTCTCTCGGTATAAATTTCAGGCCGTCGCCGTGGCGAATTTGCCATTCAACAGCAGCGGCAAAGGCTGCAATCATTGCCAGATCATCGGTACCTAGAAAGGCTAGGATGAGGCGCATGGCGTTTGCCCTGCAAGAGCTGACATTGTCTGTCTGGAGTTCAACGCCCCACACAGAGCCTATTGCAAGCCCGGCAATGGCCACCTTGGAGCGAATACCATCATCAAGCCCAGCGAATCTCCGGCGTAGAATCTCGATAACGAAGATTCCGTCCCCACAACTGTTTTCAACCAAACAGGTTGCCGGGTCGCTCCAAACATCTGGATCTAGTAAATCAAGCATTTGATTGACGGTGACGACAGGGGTAAAAATTTCCCCGTGTGATTTGGATCGTGCAGCGTCCGTCGTCTGCCGGAACTTAGGCATGATGTCGAATTCAAGCATACTGAAAATTTCCTTGCGGCATGTTTGCCTTTGGTATAACCCAAAGGCAAACATGCCGCAAGGAAAGGAAAATCACATGACAGAATTCGAGGGTGTTTAACCCACTAATCAGGCCGACTCGTTGGTTGATGGCTTATAATCCGTGACCTATGAAGAACTTGACGTTGTCACTTACGTCATTAAACCAGGCTCAACCGTAGGTGCGCGAGCATTGTCCACTGATACCCATCGAGGCGAACGGGGGGTCGCTTTTAGGTTATCCTAGCACTGCTCGCGCACCGTGTGTATAGCAGAGGATAACGGAGCCGCCAAGCGACAATCTGAGGGGGAGCAACGTTATCTGTTAAACGTTGCTCCCCCTGGCGCCCTTGGTTTAAGGTCTACCATCGTCAGGAACGGAACGCCACAACATGCCGGATGCCGAATATCAGAGAAAATGGCGTGAAAAACATCCAACGTATAGGCGCGAACATAAAAAACGTCAAAGCGATATTAAAGCTGGTAAAATTGCAGCAGACGTCAAGACACCATTCGATCGTGCTGCTTACATGCGAGAATACCGTAAACTAAGCAAAGACCCTGAACCAGTTGAAGTAGACAACACGTTGGATGATGTTGTATCACGCGGAAAAATTTTGAGTTTGATGATGAGCACGCCACCATCGATGTGGCGCCCGGAATGGACTGCGGATCTTGATTAATAGGAAATATTTAGTGTCATTTTGGAAACCAAATCGTTTTACCGAATATTCAGTTTTGCTTGAATCGCTATCGTGTTGTGTGATTGTACCGGATCTGTCTGGATGTTTTTCCGCAGAGGATTCGGTGGATAAGGTTATTGTGATCACGCATGACGCGATCACACGCTGGATCGATGTTATGCGTGATCTTGGTGGCGAGGTGCCTCCACCACCATGCTTTAACGCAATATTATATGCTGAATTAATGATAGGAGAAGTTGAAATTGAAATATAATGGACCGCCAGCTAAAGCCTTCCGCAAGCTGGCGGTCCATTGCGTGAGCCTCAATGTCGGATGATTTTCTCGATGGTGCCTTGCGGTTTAGACCACATTGGGTTGTTAGTAGATGGCATCCAAGCCTTTTCCGAATATACGTGGTAGTATCCGTTATGCTTGACGATAACCATGTCGAACTTCCATCCTTTTTTTGCAGTCTGCGCTTGCCGCTTCAGTGCCACCAGCGCCACTTTTTCGGCATGAGCCAGCAGCTCTATATCTGTGTTCACAGGAATTGTCCTTCGCATCTGACTCGATCAATATGAACGATTATCGGTCATTTGTAAAGGATAAAATGTGTTAAACACCAGCCTTATTCACACCCGCGATTCTCAAGGTGCCATCTCATCGGAGATGCTGGATCAGTATCAGACGCTACGTGGAATCTGGCGTGAAGATCCGGTGCTTTATGCGCGTCAGCGTTTAGGGCTCAACCCGACGAGACAGCAGCAAATGCTGCTTGAAGCTGTTGCACCATACAGTTCAAGAGTTTCTGTTCGTGCCGGGCACGGCGTCGGCAAAAGCTCTGCCGTAGCGACGACATTATGGTGGCATTTGGAATGCTTTGACTATTCGCGTGCCCCCTGTACAGCGCCAACGGCTTCTCAGCTCTATGTTGTGTTATGGGCGGAGCTGGCAAAATGGTCGCGTCGGTCTGATGAAGAATCTATGAAAAATGGAATTCCGAAACAACTATGGATAAGCTCGCTTTTTAAACTTGTACAAGATCGCATATTTGATATTGGCGCTCCGAATGAGTGGTTTGCTGTGGCGCGAACAGCGAGGAAAGAAAACCCTGACGCTCTTCAAGGATTTCACGCAACTGATTTGACGATTTCCGATGATGATAAAGCTGTTCAACGCAGTGACGCGGGCGGTTCAATTTTATACATCATCGAGGAAGCTAGTGGTGTTCCAGATGAAATATTAGAAGTAATTGAAGGTGCCCTTGCGTCCAGACGTACGCGGTTATTGATGGTCGGCAATCCGACACGTAATACCGGATTCTTTGCACGTAGTCACCAACAAGATAGATCGTTTTATAGAACGCTACACTTCAAGGCGTCAGATTCGCCACTGCCTGCCCCTGATTACCGCGAAATCCTCGAAAAGAAATATGGCGTTGATTCGAACGTCGTTCGGGTGCGCGCTGATGGCGAATTTCCGAAACAGGATGACGATGTGCTCATCTCACTTGAGCATGCTGAAGCTGCGCTCATGCGTGATCCGGTCGAAAGCGATTTAACAGGGGGAATCCTGGGGGTTGACGTGGCGCGTTTTGGTGATGACCGAACTGTGGTGATCCTTCGCAAAGGTCGCCAAATTGGATTGATCGAAATCTATGCCCGGCAGGACACGATGGCAACAGTCGGTCAGATTATGCGTTACTCTGAAATCTACAAACCATCGGCGATTATGGTGGACGTTGACGGCCTCGGCGGTGGCGTGGTCGATCGGCTGAAGGAGCTTAAGGCCCCTGTCCGGGGCGTCCATGCGCTGGAAACGGCAACGCTACCCGCCAGGGTCAAAGGCAAGATTGCTAGTCGTGCCCCTGTCGGACGCTATACCCGCCAGGAAGCGACCCCTCGTGCTATGAAAGATTATATGTGGCTTGAAATGGCTGACTGGTTTGCGCTCGAAGAACCCAGTCTGCTGATGTCTGGGGTTGATAAGTCGCAGGCTGAGGATCTTGTCGGAGAATGCGCCACAGTTACATATGGGTTTGATTCATCTGGACGGCTCATCGTTGAGTCAAAAGATGAATTAAAGAAGCGGGGCCTCCGTTCCCCTGACATCGCCGACGCTCTTGCTCTCACGTTTGCCCCCAACAGCCGCCGTATTTGGGAACTTCTCGCCGCATGAGCTCGTTAACCACATATCCAATTGATCAATTTGTGCTACGTATGCGGGACAAATACAATATCAAAGTGCTCATAGAAACGGGTACATTCCATGGTCGATCGTCAGCATGGGCCGCGGACTTTTTTGATGCAGTCTATACTATAGAAGTACGTGAAGATTGGTATTATCGTGCACAACAATTTCACAAAACTAAAAAGAATTTGAAATTCTGGCTTGGTGATTCTAAAACCAAACTACCTGAAATCATCGCGGATATTTACGAGCCTGCCATTTATTGGCTGGATGCGCACAATGCAGGACAGATTTTCGGAAACACGCCAGATGACTGCCCGATTCTATTCGAATTAGAGGCAATTTTTCAGCGCCAGCAGAAGGACATCATACTGATTGATGATGCGTGTTGTTTCGTTCCGCCACTACCGTATGATGAGTCCATCTGGCCCGAGCTCTGGCAGATTAAAGCTCTGGCGGCTAATGCAGGCTATCTATCTGTTGTCGCGCACGACGTCATTGTCCTGATGCCGGCAGATTCGTTTGATGACTTGGCGTGGTTCTGCGCGCAGGTGAGCGGAGGCGAAGGTCGAGCCAGTGTCGAGGCCATAGTTCTGAAGGCAATTGCTTGAATGCTTATTGCAGTTCGTGAGCTGGCAGATGCCAGTTACTCTAATCGCCGTATTGCCCAGGCTTTACGGATATCGCGCGGCCGGGTCGCTGACCTATTACACGGTTATACCCGTCCCGACTGCGGTTGTGGGCGGCCTGCTAATCACAGTGGCTGGTGTGTCATCAAGATGCAGCTACGTGGTGATAAGAGTCTGTTTCGGCATACGGAAGGTGGTTACCGTCGCACGCTGCGACGACCCTTCCGGTTCGGGGGAGCAGGGGGTGTCGGTGTCGATGCTGTCGTCATCAAAGCGCCGCCGCGTACGGATAAAAATAAGCCGCAGAAGCCGCCGGAGCCTAAAAAACCCTATAGCTTGCTGGCTAGGCTGGCACCAGTGCGACGTAGTGCATCAGTGTTTGTAGCGAATCATCGCGCAAGGATTTGAGCACGAATGACACACCTTAGTCTGGTTTCGGATTTTCCATTCGGTACTACGCCGCACAACGAATACCTGAAACTGCTTGTAGGCTGGCAAATCGTTTGGGTTGTTGGCAGCTTAATGGTAGCTTCGGCGGCTTTCGGAGCGGCTTGCGCGTGTATCGTCGCGTAAAAATTGAAAAACGACTACGCGAAGAAATTATCACGACTTATTTGTATGATGGCTATAAACGTTCGACTGCGGAACGTCTAGCTGACGATTTCATCGTTTTGGAAATTGCACAACAACATTTAGATAGTGGTTTCGCTTTATTGGTAAGCGAGACAGTTGATAGCGGTAGGGTAGTTTTTTCGAATGGCATCCAAACCTCGCGTAAGAGTTAAGGCTAAGGGTGAGATCCGGAATGAACATCAGTTCACAACGGATAATTTCACAAATTTCAGTGCGCAGCTCGGTTATGGCACACAGAATTTGTCGTCTGGTTCGACTTATGGCTTTAATCCCATAAGTCGGAATAAAAACCTACTTGAATGGATGTATCGTGGTAGCTGGTTAGTCAAAAAAGTTGTCGATTGCCCTGCTGATGATATGACACGCGAGGGCATGCAGATTGAATCTGACATGCCACCAGATCAAATTGACGCGCTGACGAACTATTGGACCGATCTACAAATCTGGCAGAAGTTGAACGAAACCATTAAGTGGGCACGCCTCTATGGTGGCTGTTTAGCTGTGATCATGATCGACGGCCAAGATATGGAAACACCTCTGCGTATTGATACTATTCGTAAAGGACAATTCAAGGGTGTAATTGTTTATGACAAGTGGATGGTTTGGCCTACGATGGACCAAGTTGTCACGGATTTCGGTCCAGATTTTGGTCTGCCAAAATATTATGATACAGTAGCGGACGCAAAAGCTGTTCCGAATATGCGGATACATCATACGCGATGCATCCGCATCGATGGTGTGACGCTGCCCTATTGGCAGAGAGTATCTGAAAACATGTGGGGCTTGAGCGTCATCGAACCCTTGTGGGATCGGATGATTGCATTTGATTCAGCTACCACAGGTGCGGCGCAGTTGATCTACAAAGCACATCTGCGCGTCATGAAGATCGAGGATTATCGTGAAATTGTTGCTGCTGGCGGCAAAATGTATGAGGGATTACGTAAGCAAATTGAAATGATGCGGTTGATGCAGACTAATGAAGGTATCACCATTATTGACAAAGAAGATGAATTTATTGCCAATACCTACAGCTTCGCCGGGCTGTCGGATATGATGATGCAGTTTTCGCAGCAGCTTTCGGGTGCTGCGGATGTACCGGAGACGCGCCTGTTTGGTCAAGCGCCGGCTGGTATGAACAGCACCGGTGAATCTGATCTACGGAACTATTATGATGGGATCAAATCCCAACAGGAAACCCGGCTGCGGCGTTACATCACTAAGCTGCTCGATATCACCCACCGCAGTTTGACAGGTTTGCCGCTGCCAGGGGGCTTCAATTATTCTTTCCGGCCGCTGTGGCAATTGACGCCGGAACAGCAAGCGGACATCGCGACCAAGCTCGCGACAGCCACCAGCACGTTGTTTCAGGACGGTGTTATTTCTCAGAAGACCGCTATGAAGGAGATTCGTCAATCGAGCCGGATCACTGGGTTTGGCAGCAACATCACCGACGAGGACATCAATGCGGTACCTGATGGACCGCCAGATCCGTTTGCTGGTGAGCAGGTGGAGGCAGAAGCCAAGGCTGCGTCCCGTCCGGTGGGGGCAGGGGGGCTTGCAGCCACGCCGGGTGCTGGTGGCACTCCACAGATGCCCCCCGCTGCCCAGCCCGCTTCTCTGGCCTCGCCGCCAGAGGACGATGGATTGACCATCCCGAAGCCACCCCCGTCTTGGCAGGTGTCGGCCGAAACACAGGGGCTAGCCATCGAGCATCAAGCAGCGCAATTGGAGCGGCAGGCAGAAGTTGTCGAAAAGGCGGCTGAAACCCTGGAGCAACAAGCGGCTGCGATGGAGCAGCGGGTGGAAAAACCTGAACACTTGAACGGACGCTAACTACCAAAACGGAGCATTACACCAGTGACCACTGCAACAATTGCATCGATTCTGGCCGAACTTGCCGCGCTTAAAACAACGGTTGACACGACGATCACGCAGATTGCAGGTGATGTCAGCTCGCTGATTCAGGTTTCAACGCCGGTTGTGTTGACTGGTATGACGCTCTCGGGTCTCCAATCCATCAAAGCAGGATTGCCGGCTGGTACAGTCGTTGGAGGGATTGCGGTGACCGTGACAGGGGGGGCCTTCACCGGCACTCTTGTAACGCTCCCGAGCTCCAATTTTGTTATTAGCGGGAACAGTCTGGTGACGGCGGCATCCCTTGCCGCAGGCACCTACGTTGTGATGGTCACAGCGACGCAGGCCGGAGCCACGAATTCCCCCCTGTCACAAAGCTTTACGGTTTCCGTTAGCGCGCCAGCCGAATCCGTGGATGGCACGAGCATTCCCGTTGGATCAGCCAACGTCATCGTGGATGCCGCCGGTAACACCTGGGGTGTCAACGCCGCTGGACAGGTCGTGCGTAATGGCACCGTTGATACGGCAACGGCCAGCGTCACCGAGCTCTATTACAAGGCTCACTTGGTCTATCAGGAGGCAGCTAACGCAAGCAACCTTGGAACGCCCGGCTGGTGGAGTTGGAGCGGTAACACATGGGTTGATGCGGCTAGCCCGCTGAGTGTGGTTGTAACGCCGCCACCGCCTGTTTCAACAGGCACCGTGGCTGTTGATCTGACGAAGCCTCTCGGGAGCATCAGCCCATTTGTATGGGGCGTTGGCACTGAAGGGCTCGGTGATCCTGGTACCGATACGTTCTATGCAGCGGCGAATGCGGGGTGGCAGGCTGCTTACAAGACGCAGAATTGGCGTTTGTTCCGGTTCAACACGGAAGGTGATCAACTCACGTGGTTTACCGGTGGCTCAACGCAGAGCACGAATATCCAAAATTTCGTAAAGTTCTGGAAGAACGTCACTTCGCCAACTGATACGACTGGAAATCGTTTTGTATTCACCGTTGGCTCGGACAAGAACGCTGGTACGCCCGCGCAGGCTGTCGCCATTGCCAAGTGGTTCAAATCCATTGGTCTGGAAATATTCTTTTGGGAATACTGGAATGAGCCAGGGGATAGCGAAGCGTCCACCTATTGCACCGGCTTCAATGCGCTATCGACCGCACTGAAAGCGTTCAACCCCTTGTACCAAGTCGGTGGACCGACGACGGCTTGGAGTGATGGCTCATTTTATACAACTTTTTCCAAGTCTTGTAAGCCCGATTTCATTTCCTATCACATGTATCTGACGGGATCATATACAGACGAGGCGTCACTCTATCAGGCGACGATTAAGCGGGCTGTAGGTGATGTTGCTTTTGTCCGTAATGTGTTTCCGACGTTGCCAATTTTTCTCGGCGAATGGAATATTGATTACAATGGCACCGAATCAATGATGCAGACCATTGTCGGTGGCGTGTTCGCATCTCTGTATACGTATTCGTCGTTGACGGCTCCGAATGCGAACGTGCAGATGGGAGCGGATTGGACGATCGGTCAGAATTCCAATTTCACATTCATCAATAATGATGGGACAAATCTACGGCCTCATGGCGCTGTACTGGCGGCGTTGGGTCGTAAGATGCTTGGCACGCGCGCGACGTTGTCTATCGGTTCTGCATTCCCACACCTCGTCGGAATGTCCAGCATGTCTGGAACGTCCTGGACGGTGTGGTTAACGAATTATGACCTGTCAGCAGCTTACACTATTGATCTAACCGGCCTTCCAAGCGCTGGTTACACTTATTGGGAATGCAGTCCAGCGAATCTGACAGGGACATCTTCGAGCAAGGCAGCAAGCACACTACCTGCTTTGACGATCCCAGCACGGTCTGTGGTTATTTTGTCGAGCAGCTAAAGTTGTCCTTGACGAGATCCTATGTCCGGTTGTTAAACCAGCGTGCAGATTGATCCTTCTCAGACGATCTGCATTCTTGGACGTTTCCTCTCTAATAACCTAGGGGCGGTGTGTTCTGGCCGAAGGCTACGAGCCTACGAGATCATGACCGCTCCACCTTTTTTGGAATTTTGCATTTGAAATTAAGTTTGAATCTTGCCGGACACGAATGGCTAGACCAGAAATTAGATAGTCAGTGTGTTAAAGTTAAAGTAGGTGACGAATTCTGTGGCATGACACGATCGGCGTTATTTGATACCAAAGAGTCCGATGTGAACACCCACGGTATCGCCCATTATGGTCATTTGTCTCGCGGTGAGTATGATGAAGTTTCTCGTGCGCGAGACGATTACAAGAAACACTGCGAAAATCTAATGGCACAGATTCGAGCTGTGTGCGGGTAACAAATGCCGGAAGGTTCTGTTTTTGTTCAGGACCGTATAGGACGAGCCCAGTCACGGGCTCAGCGAGAAGCTTTCTCTCGTGTTCGCAACGCCGAATATCAATACGCGATAAAACTTCGTGCGGTTGCACGCCATATTGCTGATATGGTTAAGGTATTCGCGGTCACTGATGAAAATTCACTGGAACTTCCGCAGCTTGATGTGTTGATGCGTGTGCTCGAACGATACCAGGAAATTCTGCGGCCGTGGGCGCGGAAGGTTGCCGAATTCATGTTGCATGACGTCCGTCGCCGGGATGCCAAGGCATGGACTCAATACGCCCGTTTCATGGGTGTTGAAATTAAGCGGGAATTAGAAAGTCCAGTTACACGCGAGATGTTTGATCGGCTGCTCGATGAGCAGGTAGATCTGATTACATCATTGCCTGTGCAAGCGCGGCAACGAATTATGCGTTTGGCACAAGAGCATCTATATACAGGGGCACGCGCATCCGAGATCGTGAAAGAGATCCAGCGCACTGGTGAGGTTACCAAGCATCGCGCCGAAACCATCGCACGGACGGAGACAAGCCGGGCAGCCACTAATTTCACAATGATTCGTGCAGACCAGGTGGGGTCAAAGGGTTATATCTGGCGAACATCGCGAGATTATAACGTGCGTCCCCTTCATAAGGAACTTGAAGGCACGTATCATCGTTGGGATGATCCACCAATAGCGGCTGAAAATGGTATCAGGTCACACCCTGGTGCAATCTTCAATTGTCGATGTTACCCTGAAGTTGTTCTTCCGGATTATTAACCGCGAGCAAAGGAATAAGTCCGATGCCCGAAGAAGCGGGTCACCCGTGGCGTCCAACGGGAGATACCCAGGCGATTTTGGACGCAATACGTATAGTAAGTGATAAGTTTGATCTCTTCTATACGAGGATGAGTGCCCAATTGGGCAAAGTTTCAACAACGGAGATAAGAATCATGGCTTCTTTGGCTGATATCCAAGCGGCTGTTGCTGCTGAACAAACTGTTGAGGCATCAGTTGTTACGTTGCTCGGTCAGCTGAGCGCTGACCTTCAGGCAGCGCTGGCGAGCAACGACCCGACTGCCATGCAGGCTGTGGTTGATCAACTGAATCAGAACGCACAGTCGCTTGCAGCAGCTGTGACGGCCAATACTCCTGCTGCCCCTGCCACGGGTCCATCAGGGCCGACGGGTCCAACCGGCCCGTAATTTAGCAAAAATGATGCATCAAGCTGACGATTCGATTAAATAGTCAGCTTGATGCCTTGCTATTTTCGCCCGCAAAAGGAGCGACGCTTGATGAATAAGATTTTGGCCAGCCTATTGGCCTCGGCCTTCTTGCTGGCGATGCTTGCCCCGGCGCTGGCGCAGAGTGCCGGCACGATTCCGAACGCCCCCCTGATCACGCTGACTGCGACCGCGAATAACGCGACGCCTGTGCGGTCAGCTACGTATACCAACCTTCAGAGCGGCCTTGCTTGCTCATTTCTTCAGACCGCGCACACGAGCTCACCATCGACCACCATGACTGTTGATCAATATGATCCAGGTACAGGGGGTTATATTATTCTTGGTACCACGACTGCGGTTACGACTACGGATAATGCGATGCAGGTCATCGAGGTTTATCCGATCACTGCGCCGGGATCTCCACCGACTGGAATGGTTGCGGTTGGTCTGCATTCGCCAGCACAGTTTCGTGTGTCTGTTACCGTGGGTGGTACCGGGTCAACGACTGCGAAGGTAGGCTGCGTCGGCCTGCGGTAATAATGTACACGAATCAGCAGACAGTCACGGCGCCGGTAACGATTCTTGCCGGAGCAACTTGGACGTCCTCAGTGATGCCAGCTTACGCATTGGCACGCCTTCAGGTTGTGGTGTCGTTGACACAGGCTGGTTCCTTGTCTGTGCAGCCGTATCTTGACGGACAGGGTCACATTCCTACGACACCCGCTGCAACGGTTCCGCTGTCAGCGAATACAACCGCTTTGGCTGATTTTGTTCCAGGGGCTATTTTTCAAAGTTTTAAGGTTTCGCTTCATAATTCTAGCGGGTCATCCGCAACATCGAATACTGTTGTGGCAATTTCGTCAACTTATACCACTAAGACTTTCGCTTTTGCCAATGTCAATATTTCAGCTCAAGGTCTGGTGCATTTCTGATGGTTGAGCGGAATATATACGGTCAAACTTACGACGTCGTTATGACGGGTCCAGTGGTCCCGACGCAATACAACGTCGGATCGGCAGCGACTGCTGCAAGCAATGGTGTCGCTTGGCCTACGACGCTCGCAACCGCCGGTACATTCAACAATGGTGGCGTCCCAATCGGGTTGCAGGGGAATGTGCACTATGCGATCGGTGGTATATTGAGCCGCACCGGTACCGTCGTCGTCACACCATACCTGGATCTCGCTGGTAATATCGCTGTTGGCACAGCCAGTTCGGCTGCCATCGCGGCGGGTACGGCTTTTGTGCTTGACGGTAATGTCGGCACCGGCATTGTCCAGAGTATTGGTATAAAAATTATCAACGGTAGTGCGTCACTGACAGCGACGTTGACCAATCCAATTCTTGTCCTGCAATCATCGTAAGGGAATCATCGGATGTTACGGCGTCAATTTTTGCCGCTCCCCCTGTTTCTCGCGGTTACAGCCTGTTCGACAGGGGGAGCGGCGTCACAGATCACTCTTGTTCAGGTGCAGGCGTATTCGGATGATTTGATTAACGCATTAGCAGCCGCCGCGCAGGCTTATGGGGCAGACCCGAACGCGACTCAGGTTGTTTTGGTCGATCAAATTGTCGAAGATCTTCAGCAGGCCAAGCTTGCTATTGACTCAGCACAATCCGAGACGGATGCTCGGGCTATTGCGCTAGAGGTTGTTTCATTCGTGCAGCAGTTGCTGCCAATTGTAACCCCATTTCTTGGTGCGGCAGGCCCTTACGTTCCTCTTGCCGTGGCCGTCTTGCAAGCGTTCGTCACGTCCCTTCCCGTGCCACCTAACACGCCAGTCCAGCCACCGGCTGAACTACATAGATTGGCGTTGAAATATCATGCAAGAAAATGAAAACTACGCACGTTCCGGGGGCAGTTTTTACATCTGAGACGCTCAGCGCCAATCGGTCGTTGACGCCGGAAGGATTCTTGCATATCTCGGATGTGCCGATCGCGCGTGTTGGCCAGCAAATCTATGCTGCGCATGAACTTCCAAGGGTGCGTCCATCAGCTGATGGTTTGATTATTGTCGAACGTCATCCAAAAGATGTATTCAGGCCAGAGACGCTAGGTAGTTTTAACGGTAAGCCATTTACTGATGATCACCCTCACGTCGGAATGGTTACACCGGATTCTTGGCGCACGTTTGCGAAAGGATCTGTGTTTAATGTTCGTCAGGGTGATGGCCTCAAGCTTGATAATGATTTTATGTTTGCAGATGTGCTAGTCACGGATGCAGATACTATTAAGTCCATCGAGTCTGGCAAAAAAGAGGTTTCGGCTGGCTACGACGCTGACTACGAAGAGATCGTACCGGGTCGAGCACGTTGTATGAATATTATCGGCAACCACGTTGCATTGGTCGATCGAGGCAGGTGTGGTCCGCATTGCGCTGTAGGAGATTCGGAAATGGCGGCTAAGTCGAGCAATCGCTCGCGGTTTATGGATCGGTTCCGGTCTGCTGTAAAGCGCGGCTCGACGCGTGATGCGTTGGAAGCCGTTAGCGAAGTCCAGCATGATCCCGAGCTGCTTGGTGAAATCATTTCCGATGAAATCGGTGATTTGCCAGAGCGTGGTGGCGATGGTGATGACAAGAAACATCATATCGAGACCCATGTGCATCTCAATGGTATGCCACAGCAGGGACAAGTAGAAGCAGTGACGAAAGATGATCCTACGAGTGCATCGGGCCAACCAGCGGCTGGTGGAGATCTAGCGTCTGCTGTGCAAGCATTGACTGAGCGCGTCGGCAATATTGAAAATATGTTGATGCAGTTGGCTGATGAAGGTGATGGTCAAGAGGCAGGTGGTATGGACCGTCGCGCCTCCAAGGATGAAAATGAGGGCGGCGAAGGCATCAATAGTAAGAGCGCCGAAGGTCCGAAGTATCGTGACGAGGGTCAGGGGGAAGGCTATCACGAAGAAAAGGGAGCCCCAGAGCTTCCCCGTGATGCCCCTGGCACGCAGGATCGCAGACGTGTTACGGCGGACAGCGCCAGTATGCGTGAGGCGTTCATCGCCACCTTGTCCAAGGCAGAGACTCTCTGCCCTGGTATCCGTTTGCCGACGTTTGACGCAGCGCTCCCGGCTACCGAGACATTTGACGCGCTATGTTCATTCCGTCGTAAGACGCTCGATGCCGCCTACAAGACGGATAATGGTCATAGGGCCATTGAGGCAGTGATTGAAGGCCGGAAAGCACAGTTTTTCGACAAAACCTGGACGTGTGACGCTGTCGCGATCACCTTCAACAGTGCGGCGGCTTTGATCTCGAAGGAGAACGCCCATAGAGCGGTCAATCCCCGTGTCGGGGGGACAGGGGGGTCGAATGGTTTCGGTGCCAAGCCGCCTACCATCGCAGAAATGAACGCGCGGGCGCGGAAGTTCTACGGACAGGACGCATAAAAATCCCGAGCGGGTGAAAGGTTAAATTATGGTCGCGTATATTACTCGTATGCCCGCCGGTATCCCTGGCGATGTAAACCGGGCGTGGCATGCCGTGATTGAAGCGCAAGTGGTCACGCCAAATGGCACGACTGGAGCGCCGACTGCTTATGGTCTGCCAATGGTTGTCGATGCCACCGCAGGCAACGTCGGCAATATGCGTACGGTTGGCGGAAGCGATGCAGTTGCAAACGTTTACGGCTTCCTGGTGCGCCCCTTTCCTACTAATTCGTCGCAGGATGGGCTCGGCACTAGTACTCCGCCGGCATCTGGGGTCTGCAACATTTGTCGCGTTGGTTACATGACCATTCTGTTGAATGGTACTGTTGCTGCTACGAAGGGTGGACGGGTCTATATCTGGACTTCTGCTTCGAGCGGCACGCATGTCCTGGGCGGTGTTGAGGCTGACTCGTCTCTTCCAGGTGGCAGCAATGGGTTCGCCCTAACGGGGGCCACGTTCATGGGTCCAGCTGACAGCAGCGGCAACGTCGAAATCAGCTTTGACTGCCGGATTGCTGACTAACTCTTTTGAAGGAGCGTGGGCGATGCATTCTCGCCGGATTGATTATGAGGCTTCGACTATGCTGTCGCCGGCTGGACCGCGTCGTGTGCGCCAATTCACGACTGATGGCATGATGACTTTTGATTCTGTCAGTCAGTTCACAATTGACAGCACCGGTTCGTTTCTAATTGGTGAGTTGGAGCGGCTTGATCAGTCGCTGCATGAGCCACTGGTTTCGGTGACATGGGCACGCGATATCGACCTACGTGAAGACGTCACCATTGCCGATGAGGTGTCGTCATACACTGTCTCCAGTTACGCTGCGCCGGGCGGTATCAATCCGACAGGCAAGAACTGGATCGCCACGAACTCCAATGCCATAACAGGGATTGCGTTGGATATCGGCAAGCTGACGAACCCCCTGATCCCCTGGGGCACAGAGCTCAAGTACTCCATGTTCGAGCTGGAATCTGCCGCGAAGGTAGGACGTCCGGTTGACCAGCAAAAATATGCTGGTATGAAAATGAAGTGGCAGATGGATATCGACCAGATGGTTTATACTGGCGATACTGACTTTAACAAGACGGGCCTTTTCAATTCACCATTGGTGACTCCGTCCAACGCACCGAACGGCGCGAGCGGTGTGTCCACCTGGGTTAGTGCCAACGGTGCGTTGACGAAGACTCCTGATGAGATCCTGGCCGACGTCAATAATTTGTTGACCACAACCTGGACCAATTCCGGTTATGCCGTTGTGCCAACGGAGCTGCGGCTTCCACCGCTGCATTTTTCCACACTTTCTTCACAGAAGGTGTCCAACGCCGGTAACGTCAGCATCATTGAGTTTCTACGCAATAACTCTCTGACGAATGCGACGTATGGGCGTCCGCTCAACATTCAGTCAGTTAAGTGGCTTCCAGGTCTTGGTGCTGGCGGCACCAATCGGATGGTGGCTTATACGAAGGACCGTGATCGGGTCCGTTTCCCGCTGGTCCCCCTGCAACGGACGCCGCTTGAATATCGTTCGATTTTTCAAATTGTGACGTATTTCGGTCGTATTGGTGTGGTGGAAGTTGTTTACCCCGAGCTAATCGGATTTTTGGACGCCATCTAACAACGATTTTACGACATCTTCATATTAGACCCCAGTTCGACACAAATGACGAACTGGGGTCTAGGGCATTAATGATGACTCCGCAAGAATTTCGTGCGTGGTTTGATGGCTACTGCGAAAACATTGAAAACAAGCCATCCCAAAAACAGTGGGATCGTATTAAAAGTCGTGTAGGTGAGATGGATGGTCAGTCCACATCTTATTTGGTATTTTTAAATCATTATTGGCGTCCGTATTGGACTTGGCCGAGCGGTCCAGCTTATCCGTTTACTGCCAGCACTGCGCAGAGTAGCATTACATCTGATCAAGCTATACCGATGCAAGATTGTGCACTTGGTATCCATGATCAGCCAATGTCCTCGACTGCCGTGTTTGCTATGCTCGGACAGGTGGACGCTCAATCTGATGGGTGAACAGTGTCGAATTTCCCACGATTTGTACCCGGTTCGGAACTATTTGCCGCTCAGTTAGACTTTGCCTTTGATACCAAGGCTGATCTCACACTTCTCGAAGGCACTTACGCCCCCCTGTCATCACCGGTTTTCTCCGGCAATCCGCAGGCACCGACTCCGAATTCCAATGATGTATCCAATGCGATCGCTACCACGGCTTACGTGCAGGAGTCCGTTGGCAACATCGTCGGGCCGACAGGCCCTATGGGTGCGACAGGTCCGACCGGATCAATTGGGCCGACTGGCCCTGGTGTCGGTTCAACTGGCCCAACTGGGCCTACGGGACCTACGGGGCCAACAAATGGGCCGACTGGTGCCTTGGGGCCAACAGGTCCGCAAGGTTTGCAGGGTATTCAGGGGCCAACCGGTCCGACAGGCACGCAGGGGCCAACAGGTCCGGGAACTGGTTCGACTGGGCCAACGGGACCGACTGGTCCACAAGGCCCCGCAGCTGGCCCGACAGGCAGTATCGGACCAACCGGTCCGCAAGGGCCAACCGGCTCGCAAGGGCCAACTGGTCCACAGGGACCAACTGGTTCGCAAGGTGCGCTTGGTAGCGTGGGGCCAACCGGTCCTATTGGTCCTACAGGTCCTGGTGTGGGTGGTACAGGTCCGACAGGTCCCACTGGGCCTGCGGGCGCTAACAGCGGTACTACTGGTCCTACAGGTCCCCAAGGGGCGCAGGGCATCCAAGGCAACACCGGTAATCAGGGGGCGGCAGGTCCGCAAGGGTCCACAGGTAATCAGGGGGCGATTGGTCCGACCGGCCCT